AAGGTGCAGTTGATGGTGTTTTATTGGTTGAGAATTGCCTTGACAAGCCCTATATGGTTAAATCTGCTATGTTAGCAAGGTTATGGCCAATATGGAATTATGCTTATCCTGATGCCAAATGGTTAATAGTTCGTAGGCGTACAGGAGACGTAATACAGTCTTGTTTAAAAACAGGTTATATGAAAACTTTTAAATCTGCTGAAAATTTATTATCTTTGGGTCTTACAAAAGAAGCAGAAGGTTGGCTTTGGTGGATACATCAATACGAAAATAAATTTGTTGAAATGATTAAAGCTGGTTTAAATTGTAGAATTATATGGCCTGAAAGAATGGTTACTGGCAATTATGAACAAATGTATGAAACAATTGAATGGTTAGGTTTAAAATGGAATGAACAAATACCAGAAATTATTGATCCATTATTAAGTAAAAGTAGGGAGGGTATTATATATGAGAACAACAGTAGATGATGTAATTGATATTTTAGATAATACAGAATTAGATGATTCTGTTATTGAAAAATATATTAATAGTGCAAATGTATTTGTTACAGGTACATTAGGTACAACTTTGAGTGTGTCTATTCTTACAGAAATTGAAAAATGGATGGCTGCACACATGATTGTTTCAACTCGTGAACGTATGTCTAAAGATGAAGGTGCTGGTGGGGCTTATATTAAATGGTCTGGTCAATGGGGTATGGGTTTAAACTTCACACCTTATGGTCAAATGGCAGTTGCTTTGGATACCACAGGAGTATTAAATAACATAGCAAAGGGTAAATCTAATGCTTGGGTTCATGCTATACCTAATTTTGATTAAAAATGACAACTTATAAAGGTATAGAAAAAGTTGCAAAACGATTTTGTGTTGAAACTTGTGTTTATTGGGGTAATCCGGTAAATGATGGTTATGGTGGCTATACTTTTGATGATCCAATTGAAATAAAATGTAGATGGGAAAATAAAATGGAATTTAATATAGGTTGGATGTCAACTGGTTTTCCTGCTAATTTACTTTTATCAAAAGCTTCTGTATTAGTATTACAAGATGTAGATTTGGAAGGTTATATGTATCTTGGAACATTAGTAAGTTTAAATGCTTATGATACTGCAAAACCTATTGAAATAAATGGTGCTTATCCAATACATAGGTTTGATAAGATTCCTATGGTACGAAAAACAGATGAATTTGTTAGAATTGCTTGGTTGTATGATCAAGGTAAATAAATTGTGAATATGTCAAATCAAGGATTTTTTATAAAGAATACAAGAATACCTTCACTTGGTAAAGGTGGAACTAAGTTTGGATTCTATTGTAGAATAACTGGATATGAAAATGTAGAACGTGGTTTGCTTATTCAAATAGCTAAAATGAAAAAGCGAACAAAGATAGGCTTACATGAAGCTGTTGAACATTTACATAAAGACATTCAAGAAGGACCATATCCACAAGAACCTTGGGGAGAAGATAGGTATGTGGGTGGTGTTATGGTACATAAGGGAGGAACTTTAAGTAATTCTTGGGAAACAAAAGATGTTGGTGGTGTAGACAGTCCAGAAATAATTTTTGGTTATAATATGAATAAAGCTCCTTATGCTTGGTATGTACATGAAATGACTAGTCCACCTTATGGTGATGTACAATGGACAAAAGATGTTAGACCAAATGCAGGTCCTCAATGGCTTACAGTTGGAATACAAAGAAATAAACCTATTATGTTATCTATTATTGCTATGAATGCAAGTGTGGAGGGAAAAATATAATGAATGCAAGTGCTGTTGATATTAAACAGATTATTGAATATTACTATGCTGAAGATAGTTATGTTGGTGATTTATATCCTATATTTATAGGGAAAGAACCAGCATCACCAGTTAATACTATTTCTATTTTTGAAACAATGGGTTATCATCAATTAACATTTAACAAATGTGAAATATATGAGTATCCATCTATTCAAATTAGAATAAGATCATCTTCTTACTTAGAAGGTTGGCAGATGATTGCTGATATAAAGGAAATATTACATGGCCGGGCAAGTGAGACATGGAATGGTACTTTATATACTTTGATTCGTTGTGCAGGTGGTCCGGCATTATTGGATTTTGACAAAGATCAAAGAGTGCGTTTTATATGTAATTTTAACATTCAGAGACGATGATTTGTCTTAATAAAAGGAGGTAAAATTATGGGTTGTGCTTTAGATAGTAGTAATGCTATTGCTGGTGTTGGTACAATTTTTCATAGATGGGATGATGTTTCAGCATGGGTTGAATTGGCAGAAATTAATTCAATTTCTGGTCCGTCTATGTCACGAGAAACGATTGATGTAACATCACTAAGTTCAACAGGGGGCTTTAAAGAGTTCATTGCTGGATTTCGTGACGGTGGTACTGTAAATTTAACAATGAACTTTACAAGGGCTACATTTTCTATTATTTATGCGGATTTTGAAGATGATTCTCCACATTTTTACGAAATTGTATTACCTGATGATGTAAATACTTCATTTGAATTTTGTGGTTTGGTAACAGAATGCCCGTTGGATATTCCAACAGATGATAAGATAACTGTAAGTGTTACTATTAAAATATCTGGTAGGGTTGCTATGAATAGTGGTGGAAGTGCTGCACCTTCATCCTAAATAATTAAAATAATAATGCTAATCAAGCAATTTTTTATTTAGTAATAATATTTTAAAAATTAATCAAAATGAAAGAAAGTAATTTTTTAACAAAAGACCTTTTATTACAAAGGGATGATTTAAAAATCGAAAAAGTAGAATTAACCAGAGGTTATGTATTTGTACGTGAAATGACTGGTAGTGAAAAAGATCGTTGGGAACAATCAATGTTAAAACAAAAACCTAATGGTAATAAAAATGCTGCTATTGAATATGAAACAACACTTGAAGATTTTAGGGCTAAATTAGCTGTTGTAACTATGTGTGATGCTGATGGTAATTTATTATTTGAAGCTAAAGATATTAAAGCTTTGAATAAGGCTATGAGTGCTACTAATATGGAAAAAATAGTTGAAGTTGCACAAAGACTAAATGCAATTTCACAAAAAGATAAGGATGAAATATTAAAAAACTCAGAAGCAGACCAGGAAGACAGTTCCAGTTCCGACTCTGCCGAGAATTAAAGATTATTCATCCTGATAAATTATTGGAACAATTAACATCATCACAATTAGCAGAATGGGAAGAATACAGTAAGATTGATCCAATAGGTGAATGGCGAAATGATTTTAAATTTGCTTATATGGCTTCTATTATTACTAATCTTATGATAGGTGCTTATGGTAAGAAAGGTTCAAAATTAACCAAATTAGAAGATTTCTTAATAAAGTGGGATACTGGAATGGTAGAACCTGAGAAGAAACAAAGTGTAGAGGATATGAAACAAATTCTACTTAGTATAGCATCCGCACAAAATAAAAGAGTTGCAGCAGAAAGTAAATTAAAAAAATAAGATTATGTTATCTTTAGGAACAATGATGGTTATTATTGGAGCCAATACAGTTGGTTTGAATAAAGCCGTAGGTGAACTTTATAGTGCAAAGAGGGCTATATCTGCCACAACAGGTTCAATGAACGCATCATTGGCAACTACTAATGGAGCAATCGCAAGTTTAAACGCTTCTATAATGGCACTCGGTAGGAATTTAACAATGTTTGTTTCTTTACCTGTTGGATTATTAGGAGTTGCTGGAACAAAAGCTTTTGCTGATTTTGAATATAGTTTATCAAAGATAACAGGTTTGGTTGGAATTGCTGCTGAACAAACAAAAGAATGGGGTGCAGAAATATTAGATATTTCATCTAAATATGGAAAAGGACCACAAGAATTAGTTGATGCTTTATACTTTATTACATCATCTGGTTTTAAAGGATCAGAATCAATGAATGTTTTAAAAGTATCAGCAGAGGCCGCAGCAGCAGGTTTAGGTGACACTAAAGATATAGCAAATATTTCTACATCAGCTTTAAATGCTTATGGAAAATCAAGTATTACTGCTGCTTATGCTACTGATGTTTTAACTGTTGCTGTTAGAGAAGGTAAAGGAGAACCTGAAGAATTAGTAAAAGCTTTTGCAACTATCATTCCTATTGCTGCACAATTAGGTGTAAGATTTGATGAAATAGGGGGAGCATTGGCAGCCATGACAAGATTTGGAATACCAGCAGCCAATGCTTCCACTTATTTACGTCAAACATTATTTACATTGACCAAACCTTCAAAACAAACAAAAGATGGTTTAGCCGCAATAGGATTAAGCGCACAAAAAGTTCGTGATTCATTGAGAAGTGATGGATTAATTGCTACATTAGAAATGTTGAAAAAAGCAACAAATAATCTTAATGAAGAAGGATTAAGTAGAATATTTCCAAATATTAGAGCTTTTATGGGTGTATTGTCTTTGACAGGAAAAAACTTGGAAGAGACAAAACAAGTATTTGATGTTGTGGCAAATTCAACTGGTGCTACTGCTGAGGCATTTAAAATTGTATCAGGTACTATAAAGTTTAAATTTAATGCTGCAATGGTTGAAGGAAAAACTTTA